ATAAAAATGTGGAGTACAGTTTTCAGTAAGATCACCTAATCCCACCATATATATTTCATCTATCTGTACACCTAGTTTACGCAAATCTTTTATTCTATTTATACCATCTTGTAATGCTCTATCGTATCTGTTGATTGTGTTCTCAACTCCATAATCTTTTTTTCCAAGTTGCCAATCACTCATAAACCACATGAATGCTGTGTCTCCTTGTTTATATTTAGATACGACTGGTGGTTTCTTTGATGCTCTTTTAAATAACTCATTAAAATATTTATCATGGCTTGGACTTTTCTTTTTAACAAGCCCTTTAAATGCAAAGAAGGTCTCTGTGCGACCTCCTTTTAATTGTACAGACCATGAACTTGACCTTACTGTACCTTCTATCTCGTAGTGTTCTGGGTCATAACCCCAATCACGCAGAATTTGGTCAAATTTATTTGTATAGTTTGGGTCAGTTCCTACATGTGTGATTTCACCCTGTCCTGTTTGGTCATTGACATCTACTCCTGGTTTCCACCCAGATTTATAGAAGTTATTACCCCATTCTTTAGGTATATCAGGCATATTAACCTCCCTTGCCCTGTTGTATTATCCTATTTGGATATTTGTTTTTTTGCGTAGGTTTTTACTACTGCCAATGCAGCACCGCCACCTGCTAAGGCAGCAAGTTGCACAGTATCAGCATCAACTGATACTAATGGTGCAACGACTAACGCTCCAAGAAATGCTTCTACGAATGTCCAAAAGGTTCGCTCAAGCATATCTTTAAGATTTTCACTCATCTTGTAACTCCATGCGTCATTCCAAGGAGTCCACCATAAGTCTTTCTTAAACTTACCCTCTTGGTTTCTTGCTCTTTTTGATTTCTCAAACATTATCTAATTATTCTACCTCTCATCATGGCTTGTGTCTGTATTACATTACCATTAATTTCTTCAAGTTTCTCCATTACATCTTTACTTATGGTAACATCCGCCTGTGACGATTTATCCAAAGGTTTTTCTAACAATTTAGTAATAGTTGTATATTCTATAGTAACTTTTGTACCGATCAATAACTCTTTAGCTATCTTTTTATATGCTTTAAGGTATGCATTCTTACTTGAACCAATGAATCCATCTTTACCCATGTCTAAGTCTTGCTGAGTTTCCCCTAAAAGTAGACA